CATGAGGTCGGTCATGCTCTTTATACTCCTGCGGATGGTTGGCATGATGTTGTTACCGATAAAAACAGAGGTAAGAATTATAAAGCTTTCCTTAATGTGATTGAAGATGCTCGCATTGAGAAAAAAGTTATTCGTAAATATCCAGGCCTTAAATCATCATTCCGTAAAGCATATGCTGAATTAAGTGACCGTGATTTCTTTGGCATCCAACATCGTGACATTAACCATATGTCATTCATTGACCGATTGAATATCTATACCAAGAGCCAATACAGCGAAAACATTAGATTTTCTGTTGAAGAAATGCAAATGATTGGTGAAGTTCAAATGCTTGAAACATGGAATGATGTGCTTCGGGTAACTGAAAAGATTTATGGTTATTGTAAGAATGAACAATTTGAATTATCAATTGGTGATGATTTTGAATATGACGCTGAAGGCAATCCCTTAGATGAAGATGATACCAATTCCGATTATGATTATGATACTGAATTGGATAATGGTGAATCTGGCGACAGCGAAGATTCGGATGAAACCTCAGATGAAACTACCGATGAAGAAACCGATGGTAACTCTGATGGTGAAGGTGACGATTCCGATTCTGATGATGACGGCAACAATGTGAATCGTGATAAAGATTCGCAAATGTCCAATTTCGATTCAGAAGATTTTGATCCAGAATGTGTAACTGACGATAACTACCGCAAAAACGAAGTGACATTGCTTGATGAAAAATGCAAGCCTTATGTGTACGCTAATATGCCTACACCTATTTTGTCTAAAATTATCACACCTGCAAAACGGGTTCAAGAGTTGTTGACATTAGATTTTGCAAATCAGGTTAAAGATGGTTATATAACAGATGAAAGAATCAATGGTTTTGTACAAGAATTTCGTAATAGAAATGAACGTTACATTGCATTGCTTGCCAAAGAGTTTGAAATGCGTAAGGCTGCCAAATCATTCAGTAAGGCAAAGCAATCGGATACTGGTGATGTTGATGTTAACAAACTGGCTTCATACCGTTTTGATGACAATATCTTCCGTAAAATCATGCAAGTGCCAAAAGGCAAATCACATGGTTTGATTCTGTTGCTTGATTATTCTGGTTCTATGTCAGATAACATGGCAGGTTCTATTGAACAAATCTTGGTTCTTTCCATGTTCTGCCGTAAAGTAAACATTCCATTCCATGTTTATGCATTCAGTAATGATTCTTCCACATGGTCAATTGATAATCCCAAGACTACTGCTGTACCACTTAGCGTTCTTGGAAATCCTATGGAAGTTCGTCAATGTTTTATGTACCAATCTGGTGAATTAAAATTTGAAGCTATTTCATTGCGTGAATATTTAAATTCTAAAATGACAAATGCTGAATTTACCAAGGCCTTGCGTAACATGGTATTGTTGAAAAAGTCCTATGAAGGCGGTCGTTATGCTCGTGTTGTGCAAAGACCACATTCTGAAAGACTTTCAAATACTCCTTTGACAGAAGCTTTGGTTGCAACACAAGCAATTATGAAAAACTTTAAACGTAGCAACAATTTGGATATTACAAACTTGGTAATTATCCATGACGGTGATGCTGACTCCACTAATTGTGTGGCAAATGATGAAGGTGGTTACAATTGGTTTCATCCATTGTATGAGAATGTTATCCTTCAAGATAACAAATTAAAATACCAGAAGCTAGTTAAGTCTAACAACTTAAGCAATGAAATGTTTGTTTCGGTTGCTGAGTGGTTTACCGCTACAACCAACTCTAAGATTTTTGGTTTCTTTATTGTTCCTCCTCATCGTTCAAAGGGCATCATTAGACATTACTACCATAATGAAAATAGATTACCTCTATACACTAAGCGTTCTGATGCTAACATAGATGCTGAGTTGATTAAACAACTGAAGCGTAAATTGGATACTCAGAAGTTTTTACATTCATTCAATCCTGGTTATGATTCGTTCTTCCTAATTTCTGGTGGAAATGATTTAATGACCAATGATGGTGAAATTGAGGTTGATGGTAAACTTACAGCATCTAAGCTCAAGAATGCTTTTATGAAGTTCAATAAAGGCAAACAGATTAACCGAGTGTTAGTCTCCAAGTTCATTCAAGGCATTGCTGCCTGAGTGTTGTATTAATACAACAGGGTGGTTGACAATACCTCCTGTTGTGTTATAATATACCCTATATTATGAAAGATTTATTATGACAGCTCGTACTGAAATCCGTGAAAAGTTTATGTCCACTCTGCAAGCACTTGGCAAAGCCGAAGTGACTAAAGCAGAAATCAAATCCATTTGTGCAACTCTTGGCATTTCTGGTGCTCAATGGTTTACCAAAGAAGAATCGAACCGTGTTGGTCGTGGTAAATACCTTGTACCTAATCCCGCATTAATATCAATGCAAGCCAATGTTGTGCCTATGAAAAAACCAGTTGAACAATCAAATCATAGAATTGTTAATGTAGTTACTGACCTTGATACTACAAACTTAATTCCAACACCATATCGCAATTATGTCCCATTCGGTGACTTTGACGATATTGTTTCAATCGTGAAATCAAATCGATTCTTTCCAGTATTCATTACTGGTCATTCAGGTAATGGTAAAACAATGTCTATTGAACAGGCCTGTGCAAAGGCTCGCCGTAAATTCATTTGCGTATCAATGACACCTGAAACTGATGAAGGTGATTTGCTTGGTAACTATGTGTTGATTGATGGTAATATGGAATGGCGTGATGGTCCTGTAACAACAGCGGCTCGTCAAGGCGCTGTGTTATGTATTGATGAAATCGATTATGGTGCTCAGAACCTTTCCTCTTTGCAACGTGTACTTGAAGGCAAACCTTTCATGTTGAAAAAGAAAGGTGAATTGATTACACCTGCTGAAGGTTTCACCGTGTTTGCTACTGCAAATACTAAAGGTAAAGGTTCAGATGATGGTCGTTACATGTTCACCAATGTTTTGAACGAAGCGTTCCTTGAGCGTTTCCCCAATACATACGAACAACAATGGCCACCAACTAATATTGAAAAGAAAATCATTAAGAAAGAATTGGTTTCTGTTGGTCGTGATGATGAAGACTTTGCCGACAAACTGGTAATGTGGGCAGATACCATTCGTAAAACATTCTTGGATGGTGGTTGTGATGAAGTGATTTCCACTCGCCGTTTGGTACACATTGTGAATACATTTGGTATTCATGGTGATAAAATGAAATCTATTGGCTTGTGCTTAAACCGTTTTGATGATGACACAAAGGCAAGTTTTGTTGATTTGTATACCAAGATTGATGCAGGTATTAATCCTGATGCGCCACCTGTTATTGTGCCTGAAACCACACAACAATCGGAAGAAATTCCATTCTAATAAATGCGGCAGAGATTATTCTTTGCCGTAAAAAGTGTTGACACACTCACTTAAACGTGTTATAATATATCATATTTTGAGAGAATGAATCTCCTCTCAAATACTTCCCCTCAATTGAGATTCGTTTTTATTATGGAGACTACTATGTCCGCTAAATCTAAAGTCCTCGCCTATCTTTCCAAGACTGGTTCTTACAACACATTGACACCTACCAAGATGCAATCTGTTTTCGGTGTTGCAAATCCTTCCGCAACCATCAATGAATTGCGTAACGAAGGCTATGCAATCTACTTGAACAGCCGTGTTACACCATCTGGTGACAAGGTTTCGTTCTATCGTTTGGGCACACCAACTAAACGTGTAGTTGCTGCTGGCATCGCCGCAATTCGTTCACAAGGAACACGTGCTTTTGCCTAATTCTTTATAGAATAACACTCAGAGGAGGGATATATAATAGTATCCCTCCTCTTTTTTATTTTATGGATACATTATGGAAATTCAAGTTAACATTGAAGAATTAAAAAAACATAAACTGTTTATTGCTACTCCAATGTATGGCGGCATGGCTCACGGTTTATACATTAAGTCTTGCCTAGATTTACAAACAACATTTAATCAATACGGAATTGAAACTAAGTTTTCTTTCCTGTTTAATGAATCACTTATCACAAGAGCTCGTAACTACCTAGTTGATGAGTTTCTGCGTTCAGATTACACACACATGATGTTCATTGATTCGGACATCCACTTTTCACCAAAAGATGTTATCGCCTTACTAGCATTAGATAAAGATGTTATTGGTGGTCCCTATCCTAAGAAATCTATTAATTGGGGTAATGTTGCTCATGCAGCTAGAAACCATCCAGATTTAGAACCTCGTGAACTTGAAAACTTAGTTGGCGAATATGTATTCAATGTTGTAAAAGGCACATCGTCATTTCAAGTATCAGAACCATTAAATGTTTTAGAAATCGGTACTGGTCATATGATGATTAAGCGTCATGTATTTGATAAGATGAAAGATGCTTATCCAATGATTCACTACAAACCAGACCATGTTGGTCAAGCTAACTTTGATGGCACTCGTTACATTCATGCCTTCTTTGATACAGTTATTGATACCAAAGATTCAATTACTGGTGGTGGTTCTGACCGCTATCTAAGTGAAGATTATATGTTCTGTCAAATGTGGCGTAAGCTTGGTGGTGAAATTTATTTGTGTCCTTGGATGAGAACACAACATATTGGTACATATGCGTTTACTGGTAATATGCCAGCTGTTGCACAATATACTGGTAAGCTATGACAAGTAA